GAATTGTATTTGGACGTTTTGTTTCCTTGTTGGATGATTGGTGCTGCATTGGATGAAGAAATATGTTCCTTGCATATTGGAGTAACTGCAGAATCTGTCTTTGTGTTCCCATGGTGCAGGTGTCCAATCTGTTCCTCTTTGGTCTACATCAAAAGTTTTAATGAGCAGCTTTTCCCTGTTTTCCATTCTTGATTCAATGCCGTAATCTTTCCACACTTCCAGTACTGGCAATGGTGTTACATGGTATCTGACCATGTACTCCAATATTCTTTGCATGTAATGGTAATCATCTTCGGAAGATCTATCGCAAAATGGTGGTTCTGTTGCAGGGTATAAATCTTCGGTCACCAATAAGTATTGTCTTCTTGGAATGTTATGTAATGCTCCGATTTCATCAAGACTTTCATCATGATCAAACTCATTGCCCTGGTGATTATCATTTTCAGGGAATCCTTTCACTATCTTGTTTTCTTCAAATGTTTCCACGATGAGTTTAAATTGATGTTGAGGTATAATCTCTGCAACTTCCCCAACACCTACATCATCTAATGTACTGCCATTGTAAGAATAATTAAAAGTATCAACATTATCATCATAACTGAAAGTATCACTATATATGACATCATCATTTTTCATTATAGTTACACTTTTCAAGTAAGGGAAACATGCAACAAAATGAATAGTATAATCATAAGGTGCAGATTGCTCTTTCCAAATCAAACAATTCTTACCCAACCTGAAACTTTCAACAACATCAAACAATGCCTGGTAAATATTCTGAAACTGCTTATTGGTAACACTTTGAGATTTGTAAAAATTAGAAGTAGAACTTTTATTGAAGAAAAAAGGAAATTGATTCAATAAACTTTGCAAACTGTCTTTCATACTAAATCATCTCAATTGTAATCTCATTACTGACTCCCACTTCCTCATCAAGAATAGTCACTGGTTCTGTAGGATAATTGAAACTAATGTTTTTCAATTCACTTATCTCATCATCCAAGAATACTGCTAATTTATGTGGAATGAAATCTTCCCCAAGGAATAAACCTGGATAATATGAACCATCTTCCCTATAACCTCCATCAACAAACACTTTAATTGCTGTGATTATCCTTGCTTGAATGTCGCTTTTCTCAAGACTGCTGTAAGGGTTTATCATATCAATATCAACATTAATAATCGCATAAATGTCAATTAGTTTTGGTGTAGGTGGGAACATTGTGATGTCTTCAGTTGCCTGAACAACAGAATACTGCAATTCATTATAAGCACGGTTCAATTGTTCAGGAGTACCTGGATCCAAAACACATTTTATAGTTCCAGTACCATTCCAATTCGGAACAATTTTATAACCTTCAATTCCATCAAAATTAGCAAAGAAATTATCATAAGCTTCCAAAGACCCTTTCACTTGAATCTTTGTCCAATTCATCAACAAGTATCTATACTCATCATCAGTATAAGCTTCAGTTCCACCATTACTGTTATTTGGATTTGTTACAGTGAAATTGTATTGAAGTTCATCAACAACTCTAGTAATCTGTTCTGCAACAATCTTGCTGCTTACACCAGGAACAACCGCCCTGGCCTGAACTGTACATGTGAGATTTCCTGCAGCAATGAAAATATCTTCAATGGTTTCATATTCAATTCCATCTTCGGTTGATACAACAACACCGCTGCTAATATTCACATCTGCTTCTTCAATTGTACTGAGAGTGAATTCCACTTCTGCTTCGGCACTTGTTGCAGGAGGTCTTTGAATTCCAACGATTTCACCAATGTCATCAAGGTCATCTCCCTCAGCATACTCTACTTTTTTAGATTCATAAACTTGAGTGATCTGTTCAAATACTTTTGCAAACATTGAGGCAATAACTGATTTGTCCATCACGTAATAATTGGAGATGTCTTGCGAGTTTGCAATGTAATCTTGAAACTCCTCTGCATGTGAGATGAGTCCTTTTTCAAGACTGTCTTCAAGCATTTCCTCAAAGATTTCTTCATAAGTTTTTTCTTCATAAGTCATAATGATACACTACCTTTTACAATCTCATCATTAATACTGGTAACACTAAATTCAACAAGATATGATTCCGCTTCATCTTCAGTAATCTCTAATGAGTTCACTTCTTTTATTCTCCTCATATTGTTTAATGTTTCATCAATGTCACTTTCCAGGTTGAAAACTAACATCTTTGTTTTGTTTCCTTTTATGAGGTCATGAACACGGCAACCAAAATCTTGGTAGGTTTCGTTTTTGATTTCATTTAGTCTTGTCATGATTGCTATTATGCATGCGTTCCTGAGAGTAACCAAACCAACAGTATTAATATAATCACCATTGTGCATGTCCAAATCATATTTACCATATTCATCACTTACTAATTGCACATCTTCGTTCAATGTTTTCATTTCATTATCAGTAATTGGCAATCCCATTTTCAGTAAACTCCTTTTATTTTTGATTTAATAATTGGACTAATTCATAATCATCATAACCAATCATTTTCTTGTCTCTACGGATTTGAGAACCTGCCCAAACAAAGACTTCAGCAAAACCTTTACTGATTGCTTCATCCATTGCATCTTTAATCAGTTTCCAAAACTCAACAGCATCTCTCTCATATTGTACAAAACCACCGAAATAATGTTGTTTAGTGTATTCAAATCCGAGTTCCTCTCCCATTGAATATACTTTCGGATGGTGACTTCTGTCTCTGTCTTTGGTTTCAGGTTCTAATGGATTTCCTGTTACCCAATCATAATCCTCCAGTTGGAGGATATCAAGTTTTGTTGGATGGTAAGCAGCTTTAATATAATTTGCTTCTTTCATCATTTTTGGAACTCTGTCAGGGTCTGCAACACTTGGAGGGAAAAACAAAGCAAGATACAAACCATTAGTGTATCTTTCACTTTTAACAACTTCTCTTAACTTATCAACATATCCTACCAGTTGTTGATTTAACCAGTAGGTAGTTTCTTCATCAAAGTCTCTCCAGGCAGTGTCATAAACAGGCAATGGTTTTCCAAATTCTTCCAGGTATTTTGCTTTTGTGGCATCATCATAAAAACAAGGGAATTGCCAATGATCAACATCAATTGGTTCACCATGTTCATCAACAGGATGATATGATTCTTGCCACCACCACCAGGCCTCTCCCATTTGAAGTATAGGTTGCATTTCATTTGCAACTACAATATCCAAACAGGCCTCACTGACAGATTGCATATATGCAACTGGTTCAGGATTGCAAGGACTGTAAAAGAATGTTGATGGAATCCATCCAGTCATTGCCCAACCTTCAGGGTTATCTTCTGTTCCTCTGTTTCCTTTTTGCCTCCATTCATGAGGACATTGAAGATTTTCCATTGAAACAGATATGATGAGATTAGGACAATCATTTGCGTTCAGTTCTTTACTGTAACAATCAAGCCATGCTTTGAATGCTTTGTTCAAAGGCACATCAGGGTTGAGAACCATTTTCTCTGTACGGTTATGATTAAAATCAGGTTCAATAGTTATGGTCTCTCCAGGAGTACCGCTTTTCTCATAATAATGTGAAGCTCCAATATACAAATCACACCATTTAGTATACCCAAGTTTTCTCATCTCTTTAGCAATCCTTTTTGGATTGACATTGTAAAAATCATCGTACCCCTCACATATGCGGTATTTGTGAGGTTCTAATGCTACATGCTCCTTGCATATATCTCCATTTCTAACGCTGATATTGGTTATCTCACATTTATAATCAACATTATTCATTATAGTGTATTCAGTATTGTTCTGTACAAAGTTAGTTGGAACAATAACAAACATGATGTACTTGATATCTTTTGGTGAAACTGGAGTTGTCTCTTCAACAAGGACAGGTTGGCCGTATTTGTTGATATATTGATTGCCTGCCAGTAATGTGAGTTCATCAAAATCAATTGAGAAATGCCCATTACTGATAAACCTGTTCATTGTGAAATAGTATACTGAACCATCAGTTTTTGCCATTGTTATGCTGATGACTCCATCTGAAAAGTCTTTACAACCTGTCATGGAATAATCAAAGTCCAATGTTACTCCAGTGTAATCAGTTCTTTTACCATAACTGATATATGGATGTTGAATTGGATCTTCCGAATTCCAGTACAAACCAATCAAGTCATTCTTTGTTCTGAAAGTTCCTGTGATAGTAACATCAGAAGTAGTTTCACTTGTTACCGCTGCACTTGACTCATAATTGTTGTTAACTGTCCAACAATCCCCACGGAATAAAGTATACATATCTTCTGTTTTTTGATGGTAGTTTTCAGCAACATTCAACAGGTCAGCATAAGTATTGCAATCTTTTTTGAGTTTATTATCAACTTCATCTTTAGTATACACATCTCCCTTTTGAGTATACTCTACATTTTCCATAGTGTTTGGTGTGACTCCAACGTTAGTAGTTGCTTGTTTAGGTAATCTTAAATCCAAACCATCTTTACCAAACTGTAACCAGTACAAATTAGGTTCAGTTATGGAAGTTAATTTCATGTTTCCAGGTTCAGCAGGTTTCATACCTACAACTTCCTCATTCTGATAATAACCTAATATGATGTTTTCAGCGCTGTCTGCATCATGAATTGATAATACACAAACATGTTGAGCAGCTCTTGGAATAATACATGGTTCTTTTAGATTATCATCAAAACTCTTTTCAGAACTTGACGGAGTGTAAAAATCAATAAGGTCTCCACCGAAACGATGGAGAATTTTACAGATTATTTTCTTATTAACATTATCTAACTTTACTTCGGCCTTGTCCAGGTAAGGATAGAATTTAGTTATTACTCCTGTTCTTATCCTTTCCTCTGCAACAGCATTGTTGATTTGATTACTGACTTTAGTTCCAAATACTTTGGTTACTCCGCCTTCAATAGCTTCTTTTGCTCTGCCCTTTGTGACTGTTATGTCTTTAACATTCATGATGTTGCCTCCTCAGTAGTTGAGGTATCAGAACTATTTGTATCTGTGGAATCTTTACTTTCAGTTTCTTCTTCTGTCTCTTCCTCTTCTGTTGAAAGACTTGGAGGATAATCAACTAATGTTAAACTGGTATTCCAATTGTTACTTCCATCTTCATCACTTGAAGTCTTGGTAATGTACATATAATCATCAATATAGAAACTTGGAAGGTATACTCTAGCCCATATTCCAGTTCTGAACCGTGTATCACCGTTTATTTTCAGTTCTACTTGTCTGCCATCATCTCTGCGGATTTTATTCCATTCCCTTTGCAGGAACAGTTTGGCATCTTTGATTGATTTGGTGTCTTTTGGCAATTCTGCTTTTTTAGGGTTTTTGCCAAAGCGTTTGATTAAAGCATCATCTTTCAAAGTAAGGAGATAACCTTTGTACTCACAGGTTAAAACATTAATTGTAGTTGGATTAACATCTGTAACAGTAACGCTATCATAAAGAACATTGGTATATTCATTCAGCAATAACTTTGTTTTAGATGGATCCTTAATTTTGTTTACATAAACAGTGTCACCTATCAGGTTCACTTCAACATCTCCATCCCAAGGACCAATTGCTTTTTTCAAAGCTTCTTTGATTGTTGAACCTGTGGATGATTTCTTTTCAGATGACTCTGATGTTCCTTCTCCTCCCATTAATTTGATGAGATTGTTTGCTCCTTCCGTTGGATTTAACCCAAATGTAACTTGACATTTTGCTTTAACATCAGGCATTTCATTCATCTGAGGATATGTTTTCCCTGCAATTTTATCACAAATGGATGTACAATCAGAATCCCTTCCGATAGGGTTATTGTTGAAATCTGCCCACGAATCCATTCTAGGCCTGTCTTCCAAATCTCCACGAATAATGAAATAAGCATATTTGAAACCAGTATTGCCTAAACCCAAATCTGCTACACTGACAAGACTGTCTGCCATGATGTAAACGCCGATTTTACCGTGAGGGTTTTCACCATTTTCACCATAACTGTAACTTGCAAATGGTCCTGGAGCAATACTTAGTTTTTCAACAGTATGTCCCTCTTTTTCCAATGCTTTTGCCACGGTGTTTTGCCATTCAGAATCATTACCTTGATTCCTATCACATCCTAATACAACAGTTGACATTTGCTATCACTCTGGACTAATTTTTGTTCCCACTTCAGAACCAATTGGTTGTCCGAAAACTTGTCCAAACGGCCTAGTGGTATGGCTGCCTGTACTTGCAGCGTTATCTGTGTAATAAGTTTGACCATTAACTTTAACTCTTACAATGTAATGTCCATATCCTTCACTATATTCAGGGTCAACATGGAGAATAACTGCATCTAATCCTGCGGATAGGAACATTGCACATAATACGTTTGCTCCATCTGCACAGTTTAACCATTGAGCTTTCCAAGCAGCTTCTAAATCAGAGTACTGTGCATTATAATATAATTTGTAAATGATATAGGATTTGAAAGCTTTATCAATGTTCTTTGCTTTTGTTAAATCATCAGTTACTCCATCAATCGCTTTTTGAACCGCTTCATCAATGGAAGCACTGCCAGTTGATTTTGAAGTACCTGAAGATTTCTTTGAAGATGATGAGATGTTTGTGAAATTAGTTACATCATCCTTTAAACCTGTAACATCAACTTTTGCTTTCAAACCTGCTGCCTCAATAATCTTAGTGACTATTTCGGACCTTTTGGTTTTTGTGAACTTGAATTTCTTTTCTTGATCAAGAAGCTTGTCCATCCCATTAATCTTGATTTCAACCTTGTCCTTATTCCAGGTAATCTCAGTTATGAAACCAGTTATGGCAGTTGCCATCTTGTCCCATGTGAATTTGTCAGATGTTTGCCAACCTTTCTTTAAGCTGACCCTTCTGCCTTTGTAAACTTGATTAATATAGTTAATTGGGAGAGATACGGATGAATTGGAACTTATATCTGTGTAATCTTGTTCAAAACTGTCACTGTATAATTGTCCTATATAGTATATCTTGGAGATTTCACCAGTTTCCAGTTTGAAATTGTTTGCAGCTTCAAGAGTATCAGATGATACTGTAGTTTTATCTTTGGAAGATGAATCAGACTTCTTTTTGTCATCTTTTTTGTCTTTATCTTTGTCCTTGTCTTTTTCATCTTTCTTTTCAACTTCTACAACATCGTAAACTTCTAAACCTGCTTTGGATAATGAAAATGAAACACTCATCCTTATCACTTCTTGGATTTGTTTTTCTTGGTGGAAGTTTTCCTTTTAGAATTCTTTTTGATTGTTTTACTTTCTTTAGTGAGGAGATTAGTTATCTTTGCAGTAATTCCTTTATCGATTACCTTTTGAGTTGTCTTGCCTTTGGAATTCTTATCAGTACTTTTACCCTTGCCTTTGCCGTTGCCTTTGTCACTTTTCTGTTTGACTTCAACCTTTTTGGCTTTTGGAATAGTGAAAGATTCTCCAGGGATTTTACTTTGTTTACCAGGAATCTCTTTAATGGTAATGCTTAATTCCAATGAGCGGACTTTCACATGCTCAGGTTTGATAACCACCATCGCATAGAATTTCCCACCAATTTCAGGAGAGGAAACCAGTACAGGTTTACTCATCATTTCTTGGAAGATCTTGTTATGAACATGAGGTTTGCTTGGAGTCACATACACATGGGTAGTGATTGTGAATTCCAAAGGAACATATGGTCCTTTGGTTACAATCTGTGTGCCTCCGACAACCTGGTTAACATTCATATCTCTCCTGCGGAAAGCTTCATTTGCAGAAACCTTTTCGGCAAAAAAAGGATAACCCATTATTTCAAGGTTACATCCATTTGTTGGAACTTTATACATACTCATTGTGGAACACCTCCAGGTTCATTGAAGATTGACTCAAATGCTGATGTAACAACTCCCACAGCTTCATCTTGAGTCATGTTACGTGCATCAATTGGGATTGCTCCTTCTCCAATATATACGATTGTTGTATTGCCATGAATCCTTGATGTTGGATTGTATTCTGCGGAATCTCTTAGTGTTCCAAGACTGCTCATTGACATTTGAGGAGCATTGAACCCTTGAAGGATATTGCCTGCATAATCTCTTGCAGCAGAATAAACATAATCATTGGATTCCCCAATTCTTCCAGGAATATCTGCAAACTCAATTGCAATCTTACGTTGAATAATACCTGGTGAAGCAATGTGTAATGCATTCAGTACAGCATCTTTAATTCCGCTACCGAAATTAGCTGCTGCGGAAACTGCTGCGGAAACTGAATCGTTAATCTTTTGAGGAATGTTCATGAATTCATTATAAACTGCTTCGGCAACTCCAATGATACCTTGTTGTACTGCCTGTAACACTTGACTTGCCAAGCTCATTGCAGCTCCAATCGCTGCACCTGCAGCACTTGCAATTCTTCCTGGAACTTGCATCATATATGAACCAACACGCCCAGGTATTTGTCTGATGTAGTTAACAATACCAGTTAGGATTCTCATTCCTGCTTGTCTTGCTCTTGCTACCGCAAGATTTGCAAATATTACTAATCTTAATACTGCTTGAGTTAAGAATGCCCAAATTCTACCAGGAATCTGTCGAACATAACCGACAATTCCACTCAATAGTCTTTGTCCTATCTGTATTGCTATCTGACCAATGCGGATATAGAAATTCAATAAAGATGTTACTATGGTAGTGATGACCTGTATGAATGCATCTTGCCATGAGATAGATCCATCCATAAGTTGTCCAAATATTCCAACAACTTTACTTAATCCTTCCCATAGAGGAGTTACAACATAAGCAACGGCATTGAACCCTTGTTGTAATACTGAGAAAACTGCGCTTGCAATTTCTCCAAGTTTTCCAAATGCATTGATGATACTGCCTACAATGTCAGGGCCTCCGCTTCCTGCACCTTCACCATTGAATAGGTTATTCCATGCTGCACCAAGCCAAGCAAAAACAGGTTGTACGAAATTCCATAATTGTTGCAATGCATTTTGAACCGCTGCAATTGCTCCTTGAACTTGAGGACTGTTGATGAATGCATTCCATAATCTTTCAACACCTGCTTTGATAGAATCTAACATTGTACCAAAGTCAGTCCACCATCCAAGAGCTTCACCTATTTGCTCAATAATAACAATCACTGCTGCAACCGCTGCTGCAATTGCTAATATCGGCCATAATGCTGCAAGTTCTGCTGCTGCCATGGTTAAAAATCCACCACTTGCACCAGTTGCTGCTGCACCTTCAGCGGCCAATATTCCTATGTTACCACTATGTGCCGCTGCTGCCATTACTTCTTCAGCAGTTAATCCTGCTTGAGCTGCTGCCAATGCAATTTCTTCCGCACTTAATGCAGCAGTTTCCGCTCCAACAGTTCCAAGTAAACCACCGATTGTAGGTAATGTGAACCCTAACATTTCCATTAACCCAATCACACTTGTTAATGGTCCTGCAATGATTCCTATTCCTGCACCTAATGCCAATGCTGCAAAACCTACTGTCTTAACTGGCCCTGGCAAACCATTTATCACATTCAGGAAACCTTGAACCACAGGAATTAAAGGTTGTATTGCATCCATTAATGCAGCACCAAAGTCAGTTTTCAATCCTGCAAGGGTATTGTTCAATCGTTGGAATTTAGCAGCGCTTGAATCCGCATACTTATCTGCTGCACCACCAGTTTTTGAAAGGATATCATTTAGTAATCTTTGTTTGTCGATAGCGCCAGTTGTTGAGTCTTTATAATCCTTTATATCCAAACCTAATGATTTCAATGCTCTACCATTACCCATGAATGCTTTTTGTAATTGTCCTGCTGCTTGCTCTTGGGACATTCCCATTTGAGCAGCATAATTACTTGTTGCTTTCATTGCATCTTGGGATTCCTGGAGACTCATACCCATATTCATATATGTAGTCATTGCAGCTCTAGTGTCTGCAACACTTCTACCCATATCATTTGAGTATTCACGAACCCATTTCTTGATTTCATCAGATTGTTTATCCCAACTACCTCCAGTTTTATCAACCGCATTACCAAATTTATTCCATTCTTGCTCGGCAGTTATTGCAGAATCTACAGCGGACTTTGCATAACCTAACATTGCAGCAGACATTGCTGTTACTGCTCCACCTACTGCGGTCTTTAATGCTCCAACTCTTTGTTGCGCACTACTGAAAGCACTTCCACTGTTATCTTGCCCACGAATACGAAGTAGTACATCTTCATAAGAAACCATTTTAATTGTTCTCCTTCATTTCTTCAATCTTTTTTGATTGTTTAATCTCAGCTCGCAATTGGGAGGAATATTTGAAAATTAGAAACTTGATATCAGGATGGAATTTTTTCTTGATCACTTCAGATGGTAACCAACCTAAATGTTTGGAAACCCTGAAGTATACTTCACCAAAGAAACTATTGCTTAGATGGAAATAATTTCTCGTTTGCCAACTCTGTTAAACCTAATCTTTGTTCCACTTCTGTTACTATGGCATATTTTGCCATGAATGGGAATTTGTTCCAGAATTTAACTCTTGTGTCATAATCTTGACTTGAGTTTGGTAGTCTTAATTGAGCTGCCAAGAATCCATCTACCATTTTGCTTTTTTCTTGTCCTGCCATAGCGTTTAATTCTTTTGTCATCTTGTTTACTATGGCCTGCTCTTCAGGAGTCATTGGTTCTCCCTGTTGAGCTTTCATAATTAAGTTCTTTTCATCATTACTGTAATCCTTAAATAAATCAATGTTCATTTCTAAGTAATCAACAACCCTGCTGTCATCTACAGGCAATATTTCAAAGTCAAGTCTGTATCTTTTACCGTTGAGAGGTAAATCAACGGTTAATTTTTTATAGGTTTCATCATCAAGGATGTCTAATAATTCCTGTTCAGTACCTATCACTTCAAGAGTGTTTTCCATTGCTTCTTTTGTTTCAGCAGGTTTGTGTTTGTGAATTGCTTCCCTATATCTCACTAATGTCTTTTTTAATAGTGAGAATTCATCATCAGTTAAATCATCGTGATTAATACATTTGTTCACTACCTTTTGTTCTTCAGGATTTAGATCATCAAAAGGTATGTCTTCACATTCCATTGGGAATTGTGTTTTCAATAAATGCCTTTCCATTCTTGCAGCTTTTTCATCTTTGTTCATTGTAAAAACTCCTCCAGTTTTAATATAATGCTAAAAAAAAATCCAAAAAAAAAGAATAAGAGACAAGGGAAATTTAATCTTGTCTCTTAAAGTTTGTAATTCCGAATTTGACTGAAAATGGTTTGACTCCATCTTCTTTACTTAATTCTTTCACATATGCGCCGTAGAAAACATCATCCTCTATGAGGTTTCCTGTTGCTTCATCAAAGTCATAAGATGCAAGAGTGTCTTTGACTTCGTTTTCCCAACATTTTTTAAGAACTTTCCTTAATGCAGGGTCTACATCACTTGCTTCAGCTTCAAGAGTTTTGTTTCCTAATTGTGAATCGTATGGAGTTGAACTATTGGTAGCAGTTAATTCTTCGGATTCGGTTTTGAAACTTGTTTTGAAACTGCCACAAACAATTTCTATATCTCCAAACATGAGCTGTGATTGACTGTATCTTACTTCATCTGCCATCTTATCACCTTTAGATTACTGCTTTTACAGCAGGGTTTTTAATTTTAACTTTCACTTGGATTGCAATAGTACTGTTAACTCCTTGGATTTGTCCTTCCAGGTCCATGTCATATGGATTTGAGTCAGATTCGACAAGAGTTAATTTTGTTCCATCTCCATTTTCCGCATTGTATGGAATCATTCTTTCTGCTCTTACTTCTTCATCAATTACTGCATTGACTTTGGTTTGAGCTTTCACTATGTATGATGCAGATTCATTTGCTTTGACTTGACTGAACACTGCTTTGAATACATTTCTTAATAAGTTGTCTGCGTTGAATCTTGCGTGGAATAAACAATCTGCAGGTCTTGGGTTTTTAGCAAATGCTGTTGAAACACCAAGATTGATTCTACAAACCACCAAATCAGAAACAACTTCATCAGCACCAAAGATAATTCCTGCATTTTGCAATGCTAAAATTTCTGCTTCAGTTCTTGCTTTGAATGTTCCTGGTTTTACTGTTCTGAATTCAAGGAAACCAGGTTCAATATAATATGGTGTGCAACATAACATCGCTGCATGTTTACCAAATTTCAAAGGTTCAATGATACCTATCCTTGATTTGAGAATTCCACCACTTGATGGGTTCAATGCTATTAATTGAGCATCGGTTGCATCAACTTTTGTAGTGAAACCAGTACGGAGATTTAAGTTTGCAGATTCAGTATCAATACTTGCTGCAGCAGCATTGATGAAGTCAGGTAAAGTGTAACCAGTATCAGTAATGCTGTCAGGGCCAACATAAAATTCAATGATTGCATCTCTCACAGTTTTTGCTGTGGTTAATGCTGCTAACCATACATTCTTAGATGTTGCATCTCCAACATCAATAACATAAACGTATGGAACTCCCACATCTTCACTTGTTTTCACTTCAGCTTCTTCAAAGAAATCTTTTAAGAATGCTAATACTGGATTGGTGGTAGGGTCTGTTCCTATTCCTCCATTTGCAATTGTTCTGTTTGCTTCTGCAAAGTTTGCAAATTTGAGAACTTGAGTACCGTCAACTTTATAACCAGTTGCAGCTTCATTTCCAGTTTTACCAATCACTACAGGTATTTTTCCACCGTTTCCTTGTAGTTCATATTCTGTAGTTTCATTAAAGTATACACCAGGTCTTTTTGTTATTGGCATAAATTTAATCCTCCATTATTTTTTCAAATTCAGCTTTTGTAATAGATGGAGTAATATCCAGTATTCCAAGAGCTTCTTTTTCTTCTTCATATTGTTGTAATAAACCTGCTTTAGAGAGATTCATTATGATTAATGGATAGTGCATATCAGAATTATCCACCAGTTCCACTAATGTGAATTTTTCTTCTGAGGTTTTTGGTTTTGATTTTTTCTTTGTCATAATAATTCCTCATCAACAGTAATTTTTTCACTGACTGCACCACCAATGTTATAATAATCATAGTAACTGAAAGAAACACGGATTATGCTTCTTCGTACTGGTGGATTAGTAGTTAAATCATCTAAAATATAACTTGGAGCAACATCGAAGGTTGCTCTTATGATATCAAAAATCGTGAAAAGGTTTTGGTAGTGATATTCAGTTGGTTTTGGACATTGCTTTTTAACTCCTCTGAAACTATTGTCATCTACCTGACATTCATCTTTCAGGAATGTGCAATTTCCATTATTGTAGTTGGCACAGAAAGTGTAGTGATCTGATTGTATCTGATAAAATAATTCTGAAATTTTATCTGTGATTTCATCTCTTTCATCTTCATTGTCACACCAAACGCTCAGGTCTAAAGTGATGTTTCTTTGTTCCCTGATGACTTGTTGGGAGATGGTTTGGTTGGGTTTGTTTGGGTCATATTGAGGATGGGTTTTAGGAATCACATAATCCTTGTTTGTGATGTTTTTTTGAATTACTGCAGTTCCGCTTGAGTTATCTATGGTAATGCAGGGAGTCTTATCTATAGGGTAATCCCTTTTTACTATCCTAACATCTGTACCATCGTTTAGGATAATTCTACCTTGAAGCATTCTGATGATTGCCTGTATAGGTTTAATCATTCAATCACTCCTTGTTTCCGTAACTCCTTCTTCAATGAATTACTCATAAAATTCTCGGAATGCAATTCATTAACAACCGCCAAAGGATAATTCCTCGCTTCCATCTTACTTGTCCCATGAACAACATACACAGCATAATTCATAGTGTTCTTTACCAAACCCTCATCAGGTGAAATCTCACTAGTATGACCTCTACGCAAAGCACCAGTTTTATAAGGAGCTTTTTGCTTGCACCTTTTTTCAGATTCCAAAGTAGTGTCCCTAACAGTATTAGCAACACATTTGTCTATGATTGATTTGGAAACTTTTTTGTAAAAACTAGGGTTGACTTTAACATCAAGGTTGATCATCTTCAGATTCCTCCTCCAGGTTTAATTTTGTTGGTTTCCTCTGTTTTTGAACAATGATTTTTTGATGTTTTACAGGTAAGAGATGATTGTTGTCTATGGGTGTGCCTTGAATTTCATAGGTATCATCTTTACCTGTCAACTTTAAGATCATGTCAGGAGAAACTTCCACAGTAGGGTCTATGTAAATTTTATATGTGTCTATGAGAAGTTCTCCGAACTCTCGTAGTTGGTCATTTGGAGACATAGGTTGAAAATCACATGGAACTGTTGTTTTTAGCGTGTACTCTTTTTTTGGTTCAAGATAGGAGTTGAATTCTGTTGTTGATTCGGTATACTCATATAACTCTAATTGTTCATTTGGGAAGAATACCATAATTTACAACATCCTTATTCTTATTGAATAACTAGCTTTCAGATTATTGATTCTAGAGTAAATTAAACTACCA